CTTTTTCACTCTTGCAGAAACAGTCACGCGCCCCGCCTCTATCGCGTTCCAGTATTCAAGAATATAATTCATAGCTTACCCCTGCTTTAGAAAGTCGTACAGCTTGCCGCCGGTGTCCTCTGGCGTGGGCTTTGGTAGCATATCTACAATTTGCTTATAAAGCAGGCTGTACCGCTGTATGGTGGTGTTATAGGCTTTCAAGGCGGGGCTTTCCCTTAAAAACTCTTGGCTCCCCTGCTTAAACAGGTCAACCGCCCCATTTTCCTGTATGCTCTGGCGCAATTCTTCCAGCGTCGCCGCCATGAAAACAATTTCTTTCGCTAACTTTTCCGCAATAGCTCGCCTGTCTGCCGGTATCTGTTTGATAATAGCTTTTAGTTTCCGCATATCGCTTGAAAAGTCTTTATGTTCGTCTTTCTTCAAGTCAAAATCTCCTTTCTGCCGCAATTTCTAGCCTCCCCTTATACGAAAACCTGCGGAGAGGTTTTTTTAAGTACCCGGCGCGGTAGGGCAACCTGCGCTTTATTTTTTTAACAGGGGGGATGTTTTTACCAGATTTCCGTTGCTGTCAAACCTTAAACCCTCTGCACAAACCGCCCCGCCTGCCTGTTCGTTTGCGTGACAGTCCATGCAGAGGGCCTCTAGGTTCGCCCAGTCAAGCGTTATGCTTGGGTCGTTGATATTCTGCGGCGTTATGTAGGTCTTATGGTGGACTATGCGCGCCACACCTCCACACCTTTCACATACATAGTGTTGGCTTGCCATGTATGCCGCCTGCGTATCTCTCCACGCCTTGCTATTGTAAAAGCCTTTCGCATAGTCCTTTGCCATAATTAACCTCTTGCCTTAACTGTAAGGGCCTTTAGCAATCCGTCAATCGTGCGCTGTAGTTTCTCGCTGTCGCTCTGCTCCGCGTTATACCAAAGCTGCAAAATAAACTTGCTTGCCGCCTCTGCTAAAGGCTCGTCGTCCTGTTGCGTTGGTGTCATGCCGGTAGTAACTTCGATATATCCCGGAACAGCGTCAAGCAATCCGCTTATAATATCGTCATTGTCTGTCCCGTCAATCCGTAGCCACTCCCGCGCTTTGTCTAAGGTCAGCATGTGCCGCCCCCTTTAATCCGCTGCGGAAAGTTTTACAAAGGCTTCGCCCACAATGGGCTTGCAGTCGGCAATAGCCATAGCGCGATAATCAATAAGCCCGCTCTTAAAGCTGCTCTGCGTGCTGCTCTCAATGGCAATCCCTTCGGGCAGGTTATACCCCATATATTTGAAATTGCCAAAGATAACCGTACCGTCTGCAATATAATCGTCAACCACAACGGGGAATCCCAGAATTTTTCCGATTTCCTCGGCTTTCGGGTCGGCAATAAAAATAGGCCGCTTATTGCTGTCAACCAGTCCGTAAAACTGATTATAAAGCGTCGCGTTACTCATGGCCCATGCAGCGCCGTTAGCATACCCGCGCTTGAGGGCCGCAACGGTCTTTACAACATCGGCATAGGCTACAGCGGTAGTATATTCCACCGTGTTCGTAATCTGGCCAGTTGCAAGCAGGCCGGTTCCCTGGCTGCTGCCGGTGCCGTTTACAAGGCCGTTGGCAAGGGTAGCCATAACACAAGCGGTCAGTTCGTCGGTCAGATAGCTTTCAAAAGCCGCAATACTCATGCGCTTAACCTTCGCGCTGATACTGAAAATTTTGATAATTTCGTAAGCGTCGAAAGATACCCCGGAAATATCAAGGTCATCAGTAGTAACCGCTGCGCCTTCGGTGTGCCATTCTGCCGCTGTGGTAGGCGTTCCCACGGGTACGGTAATCTTTGCAGGGATATTAAACCCGCGGGCAACGCTCATAATGCCGCCCATCGTGCGGGCCTTGCTGATAACTTCATTAAGGGTCTGGGTAGGGATAACCGCCGCCGCGTTGCTGGAAGTGGTGAAAGCGTCTGCGCGTTTCTCACTCATAGCGCGGTCATAAGCGGCCTTTTCAATCTGGGTAAGCTCCTGCCCCAGCAAGGTTTTGAAAAAGGCGCTGCGGTATTCCTTGCTGTCCAGAACATCCCCTTTGACAGCCTCAAAGCTGGCCCGCTGTTCAAAACTGGCCCCGGTAACAGGGTTAAAGGCGCTGCGCTGCTGCCCCTGCGCGGCCTGCTGCTCCTTCTCCTGTGCATTCTGCTTGGCTTGGTTCAATCCCTCAATCTCAATATTGAGGCTGGTTATATCCGCGTTGGGGTCGCTCTCAATGGTTCCTTTAATCTGCGCCGCCCGCTGCTCGATCTGCTCAACGGTAAAGTCGCGGTAATAGTTGAATGCTTCTGCTACATTGTTAAATTTCATAATCAGATAATCTCCTTTGCAATAATTTTGTTGCAGGCTAAAATAGCCTTTTGTCTGTCTGCTCCGTCCTGCATAGCGGCCCGCGCCTCTACCGATGTTTGGGGATATGCAGGGAAAGGGCAAATTGATAGCTCGTACACCTTTTCAATCTTAAAGATTGTCCGGGTGTTGGTCTTGGGGTCGTAACTGTCGCCCCCTGTTGGCACCTTAAACGCAAAGCTCATGCCGGAAAGGTCGCCGCGCTTTACTGCCGTATAAACGCTTCTCGCTTCCTCGGTGTCGGGCAATTCTGCCGTCATTTCCAGCCCTGCCGGGCTATGTATGAGCTGCATTGTCTTGGGTGTCCGGGCAAGCGGCACCTTGTTCAAGTCGTGGTTATATAAAAGCCTAGCGTCGGACAGGTCGGCCCCATCCAGCGCCCCACGCTTGATTATTTCGGTGTACTGTCCCTTTGGGTCGTTGATTGTCGCCGGTTTATCGTAGACAATCGCAATACCCTTTATAATAAGGCCGCCCGTACCCTCTGCCGGGGGTTGTTCGGCTCTTATTTCGCAAACTCTGTATTCCTTCATATTTCCAGCCCTCCTAAAGCTCGTTTAAGGGCTGCGGCCTCCTCGTCATTCAAGGATACCCCCTTAAACATGGTGTTGTTTTCTCTGTCCCATTTCCTTATATCCAGCTTGGGCCTGTTGCCGTTGTAGCTGATATAGTTTACTTCTGTGGTATATCGCCCGTCGCTGCTCTTGCCTAAAACGGCTACAGGCTGCGTAATCTGGTAGCTAAATTCTCTACTCATGCTCCTGCACCTCTCTTTCGCAATCGCATTTTTCGCCGGGGTCTAAATGCGCCCCACAATAAGGGCATACCCGGTAATATTGGCCTGTTTCTGTTTTCATTCCTCGGCCTCCTGTTCTTCCTGCTCGGCTTCTTCAAGCTCTTTTTCAATCTGTTTAATGATTTCTTCAAGTTTACTCATTTTTTCCACCTTCTAACTGATATTTATTAGCCTGTGCTGCGTCCACAACATTCAGTGTTTGCAGCCGTTTGTTACCATCTGGCACTCCCGGAAGGTTTAATATTTCCAATGCCTGATTGATTGTTAAAAGGCCATAGGGCATAAGCTCTTTAATAAGATTTACCTTTGTCGTATTGCTGGTAAACTGTAGCCGCCCGGCCTCGAACATAACGCAATTACCAAAAGCCTGCTCCCGCTCATTAAAAAGTTTCCGGGTAAATTCTAGGCTTAATTGTGTAGCGAAAGGCTCTAGCACACTTTCATAAAACGCGGCCCATTCGTCCTCTGTGTAGGTGCTGTTTACAATTCCTTCGGAAATGCCCAGATAGTCGTAAATCTTCTTTTGTACGGCGGCAAGCTGCTTTTCATCAATATTTGCCGGTGTCGCTGTTATCGGCTCATACTCGGTCTTTTGGTCTGTCGCCACAATGCCGCCATCATTGGAAATGCTCAAATAGTCGGAAATAAACCGCTCCTTTTCCTCCTTCAGCTTTTCCGGGGCCATAATCTGGGTAAATTTCAAAATCCCCCGTATATTGGCGCTGCTCTTAATCCCGTTTACAAGCCCTTCGTTTTGGGTGTGTGCAAGTTCCAGCGTGGGGACTATAGCGCCGTTCTGGTCGCCTAGCAGATCGTTGTCATTAAAATGCCGCCGTAGGTGTACCACATCGGAATAGGGGAAAGTAGCCTGTTTCCCGCTCCTAAAATCAAACTGGCAATATAATTGCCCGGTCTGGTCGGTCAGAAAGACAACCCCACTCGCATTGATAGGCCACAGCCCTACAGGGTCGCCCCGCTCTCCGCGCTGCACCAATATAAAGGCGTTGTTGTATAAGTAATAATGCGTTGTCGCCTTATATAACAGGTCGTAGGCGTTCATATAAGGGTTTGGCTGCACCTGTAGCAACCTGTTTAGCCTGCAATCCTTCTCTATGCGGTCATGGTCGCCATATTTGATAATATGCGCCCCGCGTAGCTTGCCGGCGTTTCTGGCGATTGCGTCCACAGCTCCCCGGTATATATCGCTGCTGTATGCGTCGCCGCTCCATGCTGTAAATTGTGCAATACTGCCGTTCATCAGCTCGGCCCGCTCTGTTCTCTCCGGGGGTTTCCTTGCTCCAAAAATTCTTTGAAAAATATTCACCGTCTTATCACTCCTTTGCTGTTCTACTGGAATTAATGGATTTAATGGAAAAATCATGCGGCACCATTATTTCCATTAATTCCATTTTTTCCATAAAGAAACGGATTAATTTTATATTGTGCCTCTGGTCGGCGGCCCACGCCTTTGTACTCCGTTTCAACCTCTTGAATATAGCCATACTCTACAAGCAACTCCAATGCTGGGTTTATATCCTCGGCCTTTCTAAAACGGCTGCGGCAAAGTCTGGTTAGCTCTGTGCGCGTTATTTTCTCATACTGCTGCTTTTCAAGCTGCCTCAACACATATTTAGCGCCCTGTACCTGTTCGTCGGCTCCCATCAGCATATAAGCGGCTTTTGCGTGTTCCAGAAAGTACCGGCCTATGGTAATAGCCGCCTGCATGGTAAGCCCGGACAGCTTAACCCGCCCGCTCTCCTGCCGGTGCTGCGCCGTGTGGAGTACCCCCGCTATTCTCAATACTGCGCCGTGAAATTTTCCCGCCCAGTCGCCTATAGTTTCCAAATCGCCACAAAGACGGGGTTCCAATTCTGCGGCGAAAGCTGCGGATTGCTGGTAAGCCTCCGGGGATAACTCTATAATTTCGGGCTTGTCCCCCTGCGGAATAGATAGCAGGCTATGAATTAAGCTCCTA